TCCTCCGCTCTCTTTTTCGCGAACCAGCCCGAACCAGCCCTGATCGGTTCGGATCAGCCGGGGCTGGCTGGGATGGGTCGAGAGCAGCCCAGACTGGAAACGGCACGGTTTGGGGATGATTCGTTTGGGCCTCAGGTGGAGGCTTGGGCCGCGACACATCTCATGCCTCTTATGCCGTGGCAGGCGTATGCGGTTGCCGGAATGTTGGAGCATGACGGTGGGCGGTTGCTGCGCCGCGAGGCGTTGGTCAGTACGGCTCGTCAGCAAGGCAAGTCGGTGCTGTTGACCTCGATGATTGGGTGGTGGGTCACCGAACACGCGGCCCGGTTAGGGCGACCCCAGCACGTGCTGTCTACGGCCAACCAGTTAGACCGGGCCGAAGCCATTTTCAGTGCGTTGGCCCCGGTGCTGGTTGAACGGTTTGGGGGCAAACAGTTGCAGGCCATTGGACGCAAGAAGGTGACGATGCCGAACGGGTCAACATGGGAGATTCGCGCCGCCAGCGCCCGGTTGCACGGCGGTTCGTATGACCTGATTGTGGTGGACGAACTGTGGAACATTGCCCCGTCGGTTATGGACGACGCGTTGCGGCCCTCAATGATTGCCCGACCCAACCCGTTGTTGGCGTGCTTTTCCACAGCCGGGGACATGGGTTCCCACAGCATGATTCACATGAGGGAACAAGCCCTAGCGGACATTGACGCTGGCACCCAGACCGACACCTACTTCGCGGAGTGGTCGATGCCGATGGGGGCCGACCCAAAGGACGAGCAGTGGTGGGGGTGGGCCAACCCAGCGCTGGGCACCACCGTCACCATTGAGGCGTTGCGGGCCGCGTCCAAAAAGGAGTCTTTCCTGCGGGCGCACCTCAACCAGTGGATTACCACCCGGGGCGCAATGCTCGACCCGGGGGTATGGGAGTCCTGCGCCACCACCCGCCCAATGCCGCCCGGCGGGGTGCTAGCCATTGACTCATCCGTGGATGAAGCCCGCTACGTTGGCACCCGCGCCACTGTTGCTGACGGCCAGATCATGGTGGATGTTGAGTTCGTGGTGGACTCAGAGGATGCCATGTGGGAACAGGTCGCCCGGGTCATGGCTGACCGTTCGGTCAACCTCGCCGTCACCCCGACACTGGAACTGCACCTGCCACCAGAGTACGCCCGCCGCTACGCCCTCGTCGGCTACGGCGAACTACTCAAGTTCACCAGCCTTGTCCGCTCCATGATCCAAGAGGGCCGCGTCATCCACAGCAATGCTCGCACCCTGTCGGAACACATGAACCGTGCCGTAGGTGTCAAGACCGCGCAAGGGTATGTGCTGTCCAGCCAAAAATCCCCCGGCCCGATCGAGGTGGCACGAACCGCGGTGTGGGCTATCGCATTGGTGAGCCGTCCGCAAACAAAACAGAAACCCATGCTTGTGGTTTCCTAGTGCTGTATGGTGCTGGCGTGGCCCCGTGTCGGGCGAGGCCGCAACATCTCTCATGGCACTGTTTACACGCAAAGAAACCAAAGCCCAGATTTCGCCGGTTGAGCCGCAGGTCCGCGCCGCTGTCGGCGGGTACAACCCCAACGCTGGCGGCATCAACCTCATCGGGCAGTACTACACCTACCAAGAAGGTGAGGCCCGCAACCGGGCGATGCAGGTGCCCGCCATCAGCCGTGCCCGCGACCTTCACGCAAACGTCCTGTCGGCAATGCCGTTGACCATGTATCGCGAACGGTGGAACCCTGACACCCGCGAAATGGAAGAGGAATACTTGGCGCCCCGGTCATGGCTGCGCCGCCCCGACCCGTCCATCAGTTACGAAACCCTCATTTCGTGGACATTCGACGACCTGTTCTTCTACGGCCGCGCATTCTGGTACGTCACCAGCCGCACCCAAGACGGCTACCCCGCATCATTCACACGCCTCCCGACCGGGTCCATCACCACCCCCGATCAGGCTGGCCCCGTTTGGTACGCACCCAGCAACGAACTGTATTTCAACGGCGAAATGCTCGACCCCGTAAACGTCATCCAGTTCATCGGCTCAACACAAGGACTGATCTACTCGTCTGAGCAAACAATCGCCACCGCACTACGCATCGAGGACGCCCGGCTACGAAACGCCTCTTCATCCATCCCCTCGGGCATCCTCAGGCAAGTCGGTGGCGAACCCCTTAGCGCACAGGAACTAGCCGATCTGTCAGCAGCGTTCAACGCGGCCCGCGCCAGCAACCAGACCGCCGCTCTCAACGAGTTCCTGACCTACGAACCGACCACAGCCACCCCGGACAAGATGTTGCTTATCGAGTCGGCACAGTTTTCGGCCTTGCAGATGGCGCAAATCTGCAACATCCCGCCCTACCTGTTGGGTGTCCCCACTGGCTCATACGCATACACGAACAGCCGTGAGTCGCGCTGGGATCTGTGGCTGTACGGCACTAAGGCATACGCCGAAGTTATCGCCGCAACCTTGTCCGCAAACAACGTTCTGCCGAACGGCACGTTCATCGAGTTTGACTACGACGAATACTTGGGCGAAATGGACGACGCAAACACAAGCCGCGAAATGATTGACGTGGAAGAAAACACACAGGAGGAACTGGCATGATCCGCTTCACCACTGACACCGTCACCGTCAAGGCCGAAGCCGGCGACAAGGAAGGCGAACGCCGCATCGACGCGATTGCCGTCCCGTACAACGTGTTTGCAACCGTCTCGGGCGGGCAGGAAGTCATGTTCAAGCCCGGCAGCCTCCCGGTGGACGGCCGCGCACCCCGCGTTTTCATGTACCACGACTCGACCATGCCCATCGGCATCGTCGCTGAGCGTGTCGACACCGACGAAGCGATGCTTGCATCTATGCGGATTTCCCGCACCGCCCTCGGGGACGAGGCGCTGATTCTCGCTGCGGACGGCGTTATGGATGTGTCCGTGGGCGTGAATCCGCTGGAGTTCACGGAGGACAAGCAGGGCCGCATTACCGTCACCAAGGCGGAATGGATGGAATTGTCACTTGTCCCCATACCGGCGTTCGCAGGTGCTACCATCACCGAAGTAGCCGCGCAAGCAGCAACCGACCCCGACGAAACAGATCCCGAACAAGTTCCAGAGGAGGAACCCGTGGAAGCAACACCCGCACAGGCAGAGGTCGTCGAGGCCGCAGCCATTCCGACCCCCGCACTTCCGGCACAGCCGAAGCGCAAGTTCGCCATGCCGTCCGCAGGTGAGTACCTCGCCGCGTACCACATCGGTGGCGACACGTTCCGCAAGGTCAACGAGGCGTTCGTCGAGGCCGCCCGCGGACAGCAGACCGCACTGCAGGCCGCCGCAGGCGACGTCCTCACCACCGACACCCCCGGTCTTCTCCCGGTGCCGGTCCTCGGCCCCGTGTTCGACGACCTTAACTACGTCCGTCCCGTTGTCGCCGCAGTCGGTGCCCGCGCCATGCCCGACGGTGGCAACCAGAAGACGTTCATTCGTCCGACGTGGACCACGCACACCAGCGTCGCCGCGCAGACCCCGGAACTGAACCCCGTGTCGGCCACCACGCCCGTCATCGCCTCCAACGTCGTCAGCAAGACCACCCTTGCCGGTCAGGTCACCCTGTCGGTGCAGGACGTTGACTTCACTAGCCCGGGCGCGATGGAAATCATCCTCCGTGATCTTGCGTCGCAGTACCTCATTTCCTCGGACAACCTCGCCGCTGACCAGATCGTGGCGCAGGGCGTCGCATCAGGCGTGACGTGGACGGTCAACCAGACCGACCCCACCGACCTCATCAGCACCCTCTACGAGGTCGCAGAGTCCATCCTCGTCGCCACCCGCTTCCTGCCCGACCATCTTTTCGTCGCTCCTGACGTCTGGCGGAAAATTTCGCAGCAGTTGGACGCCGATAAGAGACCTGTTTTTCCCTACGCCGCAGCCGCCGGTCTCATGGGCGTCAACGGGATGGGCACCCAGAACATCACGTCGTACAACACGCTGAACCCGCTCGGGTTGAATTTGGTGGTGGACGCGAATTTCGCCAGTGGGACCATGGTTCTCGCGAGAGGAAATGCCATCGAGTTCTACGAGCAGATTCGTGGCCTCATGTCCGTCGAGGCGCCGTCCACGCTGGGTCGCACCTTCTCGTACTACGGCTACGCCAGCCTGTTCGTCGCTGACTCGACGATGGTGCAGAAGATCACCGTCGCCTAACCCTAGGCACACGGTCACGCCATGTCGGAGATTGCGTACGTCGTCCGGGCCATGCGTCTGGACGACTACGCAGTCATCCAACTACTAACCAATGTTGACGTCACCGTCAGCCAAGAGGTTGAAATAGCCGGTGTTGGCGCAGGCTTCAACGACTCAGGCGTAATTGTCACGGCGTTGCCCCAGTACGAGTTCATCGGGGTGGACAACCTTGGCGAACTGCAGTTCAACTACGAGAACCCGATACCGAATCAGGTTCTGTACCAGAACCCGGGCACAAACGTCACCTACTACGCAATTGATCCGTACGGGACGCTGGAGTGGAACCCTGTTTGCACATGGATTACCAACGCCAACGTGACCGAATGGCTGGGTATCGCTGTGGCTACCGCCAACGACACCGCGTTTATCACGAAATGTGTGTCGGCTGCCAACGCGTTTGCGTATCGACGAAGGCAAGAGTCGGGCTACCTGACCGATGAATTGCACACAAGCCCCGGCGGCGACGTAACCCTAGGCACCATCATGTACGCCGCCCTGCTGTACCGCGAGCGCGGATCTGCAGATTCGTTCGCATCGTTTGACTCGATGGGGACATTCCCTGTGCCGTCAGCCCTCGGGCGCATTCTCCAGTTGCTGGGTGTCGGCCGTCCGCAGGTTGCGTAATGGCTGCCACCGGCATTCTGTGGGACGCGGTCAACGCCACCAAAACCGCGCTAGTGGCCTTGAACCTTGGCTACGAGGTTGTTACCGATCCGCGCAACGCTCGACCCATGACGTTGTTTCTGGAACTACCTACGGTAGAAGCGTTTACATACAACGTGGGTGACATTACGTTGCGCATCCGTGTTTGCGCGCCACCGCCCGGTAATCAGGACGCGTCAGATTGGCTGTTGACACAGGCCGACAAAATCATGAATTCTGCAATAGCCGTGACAGACCTGCGCCCGTCTGTAATGATTATTGGCGGCGGGCAGGAACTGCCGACATACGACCTCACCGTGCGGGTAGCCGTACGGCGCAATTAGCAAAAGGACAACCATGGCCACCAGCACATTCCTTTCCAACGCCACCGTCAACATCACGCAGGGCGTCACCACCACCGACCTGTCCGATCAGTGCCGTTCCGTCACCGTGACTATCGGCAGTGACCCGCTTGAGTCCACCGCAATGGGCGACACCGGGCACCGTTTCGTTGGCGGCCTCCAGAGCGTCGAGGTCACGCTGGAAATGTTCCTTTCCTACGGCGCATCCGAGGTGGAGGGCATCCTCGCGTCCTGCGTGGGCACCGGCACCACGGTGCTGACCATCAGCCCGTCCGGCACCACAGAGTCGGCCACCAACCCCGAATACGTCATCACCAACGCCATGCTGGAGAACTTCACGCCCATCGCCAGCACCGTCGGGGAACTCGCGATGGTGACCGCCACGTTCACCGGCGGCACATGGGTCCGCGACGTCACCTGACCTACACACAACCTAGGGAGAACCAATGCAACTGAACTTGCACGTCACCACCAACGACGGCGACGACTACACAGTCACCACCAACCTGTTCGTGGTGGTCGCATGGGAACGCAAATACAAGCGGAAAGCATCTGAACTGGCCGCCGGCATTGGCGTTGAGGATCTGGCGTTCATGGCGTTCGAGTCTTGCAAACAGGCTGGCATCACCGTTCCCGCAGTGTTTGACGATTACGTCAAGAAACTGGCCGCGATTGAGGTTGTGGGGCAGGAACCCGAAAACCCTTCCTGAAAGGCTCGTACCACTATTCGCTAGCGGTGGTGCTTGTCTCTACCGGGTACTGGCCACCGCAGATACCGTTTGAGGGGCGTGACCTAGCCACGGTTGTTACTATCTTGAACGAGCAAGCGAGGAAGCAGCGATGACCCCACAAACAAGCATCACACTGGTGGGGGTTGAGGACGCTATAAAAGCGCTACGCAAGATTGACCCCGAATTGCGTAAACAATTTAACCGTGACGCCAAGGACATTGCCCAGCCCGCGATCAGTGAGGCGCAGCGCAATTATCCCGAAATGCCCCTGTCAGGCATGAACCGGCAATGGAAATCCAAGGGCCGCACCCTGTTTCCGTATGTGGCTGCCAAGGCTCGACGTGGTGCCAAGGTCAAGGTAGACACGTCCCGCAAAACCCGCAACGTCATCCTGATACAGCAAACCGACCCGGGCGCAATCATCTTTGAGACCGCTGGTAGGCGCACAGACAACGCTTTGGGGCGTTCTCTGGGCACTGTGGCACCGACGGAGACCCGAGTGCTGTCCAAGGCCGTGACGGCCAACAGGGCGCGTCTGGAGGCTGGATTTGAGCGTTTGGTCCGCGACGTGATGCACACCGTCAACAGGGAAACCCGCTAATGGCCATTTCAATCCCCATCATTTC